GTCCTTTGTATCGTTATAGCAACGGGCAGGTGGCGTATCGCTTGTAACCATACCTTTCAGGTGGCGTACACGAGCAGGAGCATCAATCATCTCAAGCTCATGCACACGGCTTACTGCAAGCTCACCACTGTTCTTATCAATAGCAAGAAATGCTGCCTCATTGCGGTTGTTCTTTGTTGCGTATGCACTAATTTGTGCAATGTATCCAAACGGGTCATCTTCTGCCAGCCTGTTCTCTTTGAACTTCTTGAAGCCAAATGCAGAGGCAGACTTGATATCTGTCAGCACGCCATCAATCACACAGTCCTGGTGTCCAAGCACGCCCTCTACATCTACAGTATCCTGCGCCCCTTCAACTGTATGCCCTGATACCTTTGTCAGGCAAATCAGGAGAGCCTCAAGGACATGACCCATCAGGAACTTAATACGGGTCTGTCCATTCAGAGGCTCTCCGTCTTCACCCTGTACTCCGTACCAGATTTGACGGTCTGGCTTTCCGATTTGAGAAAGTCGTAGGTTAGATGCACCTGTACGCTCTCCCTCACGAAGCACAGTTTCAGTAGCCTCTCGCACTAGGCTACCAACTTCGTCCAGGGCTTCTTGCACTGAAGGTTGAGACACATCGACACCTTTTTCTAGGGTCGAGTAAATGTCCTGTACGAGTGTGTCGAGTGTCTTTGTCATGTTATTTCCTTCCTACCATGTAGGTTATGTAAACAAGCATTAGTGTCTGTCCAAGGTCGAGTAGTGCGTGCAACATTTGTATCTCCTATGTTGGTGAACACGGCAGGACTTGAACCTGCAACCTGTAGATTAGAAGTCTACTGCTCTATCCAGTTGAGCTACGTGTCCCAGATTTGCTCTTTATAGTTTTGCGAATGCGTTGTGCCTTGTGTGCAATGTACTCCTCTTCATCTGCGAAGAAGTTGTGCAGTGATTTGAGGACACGCAACTGAAGTGATTTAAGGTGTTTGCCTCGTGGCATTGCCCAGCCTACAATAAAACCTGCAAGGCCGAAGCACAATATCACAAGGTATTCGGGTAAGTTTGTTTCCATCTCATTCTCCTATGTAAGTGATAGCGTTCCCGCCCTCGCAGCTATCGCCAGCGACCAAATCCAAATGTCGCCCCCGTGCTTATCAACTACTTAGAACGGAACTTCGTCATTCAGTTCTGTGGTAGCTGACGGTGCGTCTGAAGCAGTAAAGCCGTCTTCGACATCGAAGTCTTCCCCTGCTTTGTACTCAACCAAGTTTACAACTTGAACCTTCTTGAGCAGTGGTGATACACCTGACTTGCCATTCATTTCCCACGGGAACGGTGTGTACATTACATTCACAACGCTACCATTACCAATGAGGCCAGTGAACGGTTGCTTCTGTGCGTCCACAACTGTGGGTGCTTCGTTCTGCGAACCATCACGGCGTGTTACCTTCTGGCGAATGTGAACAAAGTCACCACGCTCATCGCCTTTGTTCTTGATGGTAAGACCATCTGCCTCAAGTGCGGCACGGTTGTTGTCATCAACAAGAATGTCGATGCCCCACTCAGGTTCGTAAGTGGTGTTTGGTTGTTGTACTGATGCCCAGTATGCTTTACCTTTTACTACGGTCATATTTCGTTTTACCTTTCGTTTTGGTTGTCATGTCGTGGCCTTATTGCCAACGACCACTATATAGTGCCACATCCAGAATCAAATGTCAACACTTTTTTCTAGTGGGTTTCTGCCCACGTTTTCCCGACCTTGTATTCACTGTCGAGAGGGCAACGAACTTTGAGAGATTGCTCTGTCAGTTTCATCGCCAGCTTTGTAACCTCGCCAAGTTCTTCGGCGTGGTCTTTACGAACCTCAAACTGGTACTCATCGTGAATACTCGCAACAAGTCTGAAGTCGAGGTTTCGTTTAGTTGCCTGTACGATAATTTGCTTGAGCCATTCCTTACAGACGATTGCACCTGCCCCCTGTAGTAGAGAGTTGAGTGCTGCATGTGCAGAGCGTATCTGCAACACACGCCCATCAATACCTAACACATAGCCACGTGATGCAAGCTTATCTACCTTGCTACGTAGTGCCTTGAGTGCAGGCATGTTGGACAAAAACTTATCAATTAATTTCTTACCATCTTTGGCAGAGCCATCTACAATCTTACCAATCTTAGCCGCACCTGCACCATACAGGAATGCGTAGATGAATGTCTTTGCATTGTCACGTGTCGGCAACCCTGCCGCCCTCTGGTTTGCAGTATGCACATCACCCTCAACAACCTCACGTGTGAAGTCCCTGTCGTTCATGTAATGTGCAAGCATCCGCAACTCTAGTGAGCTTGCGTCACTACCAAGAAGTACATAATTATTAGAAGCAGTAGTCCATACATCTCTACAATCCTTTCCATAAGGTGAGTATACTGCGGGTATCTGCGCCATGTTAGGCGAGGTGTGCGTCATACGACCTGTGATTGTACCCAGTGTCCAAACTTTACCATGTACCCTGCCATCTTCACCAACTGCGTCTAACCAAGATTTAATCTGTGAGACACGTTTCTCCAAGAGAAGAAAGCGTGCAACCATTTGTGCTTCGGGTATGTCAACCTTTGCTAACACTTCCTCTGACACAATGGCTTGGCCTTTCTCTGTGTAGGCATGAGGCTTCCATCCCAACTCCGAAAGACGCTCTGCAATCTGCTTGCGTGATGCGGGGTTGAACACAGTAACCTTGTCCTTCAGACGCTTGCCAGTCTTGTCAGAGTATCTAATCTCTGTAATCGGCGGGAACTTATGTTGTAGCTGTGCCTTGATTTGTATTGCCTCGTCCGACAGTCGAGCCATCAGTTGCATAGCGGCAGGTACATTGAGTGCAAAGCCGTTACGCTCCTGCTGGTCTACGATTGCACGAACCTGATGCTCAAGGCGTATGCTACGTGGCGAGAACCGCTTCATCTCTGGCACAAGTATGTTGTACACACGTTCTGTAATCTCTACGTCCCTAATGCAATACTTTAACATTTGGTCGGAATACTCTGACCAATCAGAAAATTCTATCTTGTTGTACCCCAGAGACTTACCCCATGCTTCAAGCGAGTGACCGCCTTCACGCACGGGGTTAGCCATCTGTGACAGGATAAGTGTATCACGTATCTTGTCTAGAGGTATGTTGATATTGAGCAATCGTTTCAGAACAGGAGCGTCAAAAGATACGCCATTATGAAACACCAGAATATCAGCAGACTCCAAGAGTTGCTTGCAATTCTCAAGAGTGTTGGGTGTAAATGTATAGGTTCTTTTTTCATCTAAGTCTCGTGCCACTACGCAGTAGATTTGTTTGGCATCAAGCCCGTCTGTTTCAATGTCTACTGCTAATCGTTTCATAGTTCAATCAACTCTGCTTTCTCGTATGGGATGTGAAAGAAGTGTTCGCCCTTCACAATGTTACGTCCTTGTGCCTCACGCACCTCTGACTCTGCAACCACGTTGTCCTTGATACGCCACGCCGCTTTGCGGTCAGCACGTAGGATGTAGAAGTTGAAGAAGCCATCGGCATCAGCCACTTTGTTAATCAGCTTGTGTTTGCGATACGGTATGCGTATCTCTTTCCAGTCAGGGTTCCAATCACCCTTCCAACCGTACTTGATTTCAACCTCGCTGAAGTATGTATTATCGCCTTTCTTTGACTTGATGTCAACAGAAAAATCTTCTTTGCTGTCAAGAATCTCGTGACCGTTACGCTTGAGGTAGGCAATCACAATGTCCTTGGCTGGTGCGTCAGATGTCTCGTAACGCTGGCGGCTGAACGGGATGTTCACTGCGCCGTGTATCGGTTTGAGTTTCATAGGTAGTCTCCTGCTTCCACTGTGTCAAAGTCTTCGGCGTTAGGGTCATCAATCTCCTGCATGCGACCAGTCTCACGGTCATACAGCAGATAGGTAGCAATACCTGTCTCACCTGCATATCGGTTCTTGAGTACACGTATGGTCGTGGTGTTGGCAATCACAGGGTCGGAAGCCTGTTGGTCACGCTCCATAGCAATCACTGCGTCACTGATTTGTGCGATGCTGTGTGAGCCACGTAGCATGGACAGACTAATCTGTACACCTTGCTCCTGACCCTTGTCACCTGATGCACGCCGCAAGTGTGATACCAGAAGCATACAACACTGTGTCTCCTCGACCAGTGAGCGTAGCTGGGTCATCATCTTGTCAATGTTCCTGCGCTCGTCCTCACCCTCAAGACCTGATACAAGGATTGAGAGGTGGTCGATAATGATGTAGCGACAGTCAAGTGCCTTGACCATGTAGCGTACACGTGCCAGGATTTCGTCAGTCTGTATCGAACCGAAGTGGTCGAATGCAAACACACGCCCCGTGCCTACGGTAGCTTGCTCGTAATGTGAGAGTTGTTCCTGTGGAACCTGCTCACGTATCTCCTTGATGTAAAGCCGTTTGCTTGCCTCGACAGACATCAGGTGAAAGATAGTCTGCTTGACGTTTTCCTCAAGGCTGATGATGCCAATGTTGCTGTCGGTGTTGTTAAGTAGGTGATGCTCAAGCTCACGCATGATGCTGGACTTACCTGCACCCGTGCCTGCTGTGAATGTGATAAGCTCACCAGTACGCATACCATACAGCAACTCGTTCATGCCTTTGTACGGGTAGTCAACTGACTGCCTGTCCTCGTCATCATACAGACCGTCAAAGTTCTTGAGGTTGACGATACCTGCAGGTGTGTAAGGTGCGGCATCCCACCAACGCTTGATAAACTCTTCGGTCTTACCATGCTTGAGATACTCGTTGGCATCCTTCGCCTTCAGCTTGACAATGCGACACTTGTTAGGCTCGAAGATGGACGCAACCTTTGCGGCGGCGGCATTGCCATGCTCGTCATTGTCGAAGCACACAACGATGTTCTCGAACTTGTTGAGCCACTCGAACTGTGCCTTCACATCCTTGACCGCAGACTGTGCGCCATTACGGACGGACACGACAGGCCACTTACAACCCATCATCTGATAGGCAGACACAGCATCCAACT